TGATCGGACTTACGCGCTGAATGACGTTTATCACCGATCCAGCCATCTGAAGTTCTATCTCTATCGGGGAACGCATCATCTACCTGCTCGCGTAGTTGTTGACCGGCTCTGCATAATTTAGGCATTTACTTCTACCCAATTTAAGTCATCTTCATTCCAAGACCAAAGTTCGCCTTCGGGTCTAGGTGTTGGCGGTTTCCAATCAAAGTTTTCATTCAGCGACCAAGATGGATAAGGCTGTGGCGCAATAAATACATCTGCAACAGGGTCATAACTATAACCAATGCCAGCGTATTGCTTGCGTATGTTGTTATTGTAGGAAGTGCGCTTGCATACTTGGCCTCTAAAATTACCATACCAAGTTTCTGTGTCTAAACCTTCTATCAGTTCAGTTTCATCTATGCCAGTAATAACCTCAGTTACTACATTGTTCTCATCTAAAAAAGCGTAATGTGCCATTATGACCAACTCACATTTCCTGTGCCAGCAGTAATTGTGGCTCTTTTGTAACCGCCACTTGCAGCACTTTCTGTTCCTGTTAAACCTGCACCTATTGTAATTGTGCGAGTATCTGCATAACGCAAGATAACTACACCGCTACCGCCTGTGCCACCTGCACTTGTTCCACCTGACCTAGCCGCTCCGCCACCACCACCGCCACCAGTATTAGCATCTCCAGCTTCGCCACCAGCACTAGTATTTGGTGAGCCGTCACCGCCACCACCTGTGCCGCCAAATCCTTTAGTGTCACCATCATTATTAGCGCCACCGCCACCGCCACCAGCATAAGTTACAGATGAGCCAGTTATTGATGTAGCTACACCATTTCCACCATCGCCACCTTTGTTAGCCGCAGGCGCACCGCCTACTACGCCAGCGCCACCGCCACCTGCACCTGCATAGAGAGCTTGACCATTACCGCCAGCAAAACCTTGATTACTTGTTCCAGCGCCGCCTGTGGTATTAACTGAATTAGCGCCACCGCCTGAACCTCCAGATAGCGCGCTTCCATATCCACTGCCGCCACCACCGCCAGTTGAAGTTATAGTGCTAAATACAGAATTGACACCATTTGTGCCTTCATTACCTTCAGTTGATGCGCCAGCACCGCCGCCACCAATTGTCACTGTGTAATTAGTCGCAGTAGTTAAACTTAAGGCTGACTCAACAGAACCGCCGCCGCCAGTTGCCGTCACTGTGCAACGCAGACCACCTGCACCACCACCACCAGCACTTGAAATACTATTGCCTTGAGCATTACCACCGCCAGCACCACCAGCAACTACTAAATAATCTAAAGTAAAACTGACAATACGCGGATAATTCTGACTAGCAATAATGCCCAATAAACTCATTACGCAATATCTCCTACGACTAAAAATGTATTTGATGCTGTGCAGATAATACTTGCGGCAGATTTGTTAGCGCGTAGTTTAGGTGCGCTGGAGGTTGCACCTGTGCTAGTTATTGTTACACCTGCGCCTTGCGCTAGTGTTACTTGGCCTGCGCCTATCTGAGCTATATTTATTACATCACCTGCGCTAAATACGCTAGGTGGTACAGTTAATGTAATTGGGCTGGCATTGTTAAGAGTTACTAGTTGATTAAGGTTGCCTGCTACTAAAGTGTAAGTAGTGCCTGTTTCTGCATCAAACTCTAGTTTTAATCTTAAAGTTGCTGTACCGCTAGTAACACCGCCTGATAAACCTGAATCTGTACCAGTTGTAATGCCGGTAATATCACCAGATGCGCCAATACTTACCCAGGCTGATCCGTCATAAACTTCAACTGCATTGGTATCCTGTAAATAAGACACCATACCTTCAGCTAATACGCTGGTAAGCGCGCTAGTGCGAGCAGCAGCGGAAGCAAACACCATAACTGTTTGCTCATTTAAATACGTATTGACCTGAGCTGCTGTTAAGACATCACCTGTCTGAAACAGCTTATATCCTGCGCCTGCCATATTTCTCCTTAGTAGCTCAGACTATCTGAGCCTAGTATACCTGATACATCTGAATCTAGGACAAAACCTGCCAATAAAGGCTCTGTGGTGTATAGCGTAGTCATCCAAGATGATTTTGTTATATCGTGATGAATAGCATTTACCAAGCTAGATTGCACCACGCTGGATGAGCCAGGGGTAGTCTTAGTAACTGTTACCCCATCTAGTAATTCTATATCTATGCCTGCTAGGGGCTTATTAGGGTTAGCATCATCATAGAGATTAAGCTGAATGCTATCTATTCGTATCTCAGGGTCTTTGCGTGTGGCTAGAATTCCTTGAGCCTGATTTAAAGCTTCAGCATTTGTCTGTACCAATATGTCTGAGCGTGTGCCTGAATGAAGGAAGAACTTATCAATTGAAGCCTGGTCAAAGGCATTCTGACCTGTACCGCCTAAGCGTGTAATAGTTACGTCATTAATAAGCGTAGTATCGTCTAACGCTACTACTGCATTGGTGTAGGAGATGTCCACGCCTTGATCACTAAACTCATAGACCGGGAAGGCTGGGTTAGAAATTAGGTTGTTACGGCTGACAAAATCTACCTTGCCATTGACATCTACAAAGATGCCGCCAAATTCGCTCTGCTCTACTGTAAATAAGGCTTCTAAGGCATCTCTAGCGGTCGCTGGGTCTGCCTGTAAGGTAGAATCACCAGTATCTATATTTCGTAGGCTTATAGGCCATTCTATGTCATCTAAAATGGCATTCACGCGAGCCCCTGAGAGCTGCACCCCTGAGCCTGCAACTGTGTCTATGGCTGACCCTGCAAGTAACTTAAAGCCATCCACGCACTTTAGGGTTACTGTGCTTAGTTCCTCATTGCCTTGCCTAAAGCCAGTATCGTAATTGGTGATAAATCCTGAGAACAGGAAGTAATCATTGGTAGCATAGGTAGCAAATATAATTATCTGCCTTAAAGGTACTAAGTTAGGATAGTAAGCGCTATTAGGGTTAGTCGGATTCCAATCGCCATTCTGATCATAGAGAACTACGTTAGCGGTTCCAGCCTCAAACTTAGATGTGATGCGATTGCGACCCCGGCGTATATTTACTTTAGTTACTAGGTTTGTAATCTCAACTGGCAATGTGCCAGAGCCAAGCGTATTAGTACCTAAGATACCTTCAGTAAGGCTATCTAGGATAAGTGGGTTGATTTCAAATGCGGTATCGCTATCAAAGTCAACAAACACTCTTACTGTAGGTGCTGGCATTAGATAGCTATGCTGCTAAACAGCAAGCCCTTTCCAGTTTTCTGATAAGTGTATTGAATGTCAGTAATTGTTTCAGCCAAATCCTCAGCAGATATAACATTGCCTTCTACATTAACATTTATTGTAGTTGTCGTTATTGGATTACCTTCGGCATCAAGACCTAATTTGGCAAAAAGGGATGCTAATGCAGCTTCCTTAATTGCATTTTCTGCTTCGGCTAACGCTCTTTCCGATTCAATTAATGCTAACAATGCTTCAGATTCTGCTAATAAAGCGGCTGCATCTGATTCAGCCAAGTCTGCTTTTTTACCTTCCTCTATAGCATGTTCTAAAGTTCCAACTTTAAAAGGATTTTTAAATTCATCTAATGGTCTTGCGCCATTAATGTAAACATTTGTAGCGTTAACATCCATGCGCTCAAGCTTTGTAACTGTCATCTTCTCTTGGTCTAGGCGTAGACCCTTTTCAGCAAATAGGGTTTCAATAGGTATTTTGATTTTAAGTGTCTTAAGCAATTCCTGAATGCGTGTAATTGTGCCGGGCCAATCGGCAAACGGATCACCAACCATTTCATCTAAGCTATCAAGCAATAATGCCAATTCCTTGGCAGCAGATTCAGCCTTAATTAACTGGCCTTCTAGGATAATGGCTCGCTTCACATCCTCATCAAGAATGGCCTGCATTAGTTCTAAGCGTAAGCGTTCTACGTCATTAATCTGACCGGTTAAGGCAGCTGCTACTTGAATACGCTCCATATCAAATCGCTTGGCAATATCGCCTAATATGCCTTCTTCTTTTTTCTTTTTGTTTAATTCTTGTTGCGCCTTGACTTGCTTTTTTGTTAATGCCAATAATTCTTTATTACGCTTGGCTGACTCAGCTTCAGCCTTTTTACGTGCTGCTTGTTCAGCTGCTGGATTACCTGCCGTTGGAAAGAATAAAGGTTTATTTTTTTCACCTAATGAACCTATAGCCTTTAAAAAATTTCCTTCTTGCGCCAAGGCTGTAACAAAATCAACTAGTGTGCTGCGATAGCTGGCAAGATCTTTAAAGCCTGCAATTAACGTAGCGATGCCTCTTGTCGTATCAGCAATTTTATCGGCAAAAATATCCATTGCTTTAGTTCCAGCTCCAATACCTTGATCACCCGAAAGAATAGTAAAAGCATCTACTAAACCTTCTCCTACTGTTTCTTGCATATTGGCATAAGCAACATTAAGCATGTCAACTTTGCCGCCAAAGGTTTCTAGGTATGCTGCGTTTTGTCCAGAGAATTGCTTGTTTAGAAATTCTTGCAATTCTCCAAAGCTCTTAGTTTTTAATTCTACTTGGGAAAGTCCAGTATTATATTTTGATAAGCTACGGCTCTGACCGACATAAGCCTTAGATAAATCTTTAGCTACTGTAGATACATCAACGCCTGAAGCGCGCGACATTTCTAAGGCTAGGTTTAATAAATCCTGAGATTTAGTAACTGAGCCTGTGGTCATTAATAGCGATTGCATTGCAGGTCGCAACGAATCATCTAAAACACCGCTGGTGCGTTCTAACTCAGATATAAATTGTGAAACACGGGTATCTTCAAATGCTAAACCTAAATTGCCTAGGCTTTGTGATAAGCGTACAGCAGCTTGCTCATCCTCTGTAAAAGCCTTTAGTGATGCTTTGCCAAACTGATAAATTTCACGTACAGATAAAACACCTACTAAGGTTTTACCTAATTCTTTTAAACCGCTTTGTAGACCACCGGTTGCTTTGTCGGCTTGTTTAAATCCTTTATCCTTAAACTCGGAAGCAATATCAATGCGAATGTTAGACATTAGGCAGCCTTTCTAAGCGTGGCGCGTTCCTTGAATAGTCTTGTCGCTTTATCAATAGCTCTAAAAGTAGCATCTAGGGCTTTGCCATTGTTTTCTGCATAGGCTGCAAAGAGAATGCGGCCCGTATTCTTTTGCCTACGATCAAGTGATTTCATTGGCCCAATGCCATTCATTGCGCCAATAAAAATAGAACCAGCATGAGGGTTATTGCTTTGGCTGCGTGAACTCCCACTTATACCAGATGCACGGCCTGCCGTTTCAGCAATAGCACCACTAGCTGATTTATTAAACAATGAAAATAAACCAGCATAGCCAGATCTATTACGCTTGCTACGGCCTATAGAATACGTTAAACCTTTGCGAATAACACGCGCATTATATTTAGGAAAGCCAGTTGCCCTACCAGTTCGGCTTTTGCTTACAACGCCATTATCTTGCCAATTATATAGACCGCCTGGAGCTTGCATTGGAACTTTACTTTTTGCATCTTCTACAACTTCTTTTAACGCCAATTTAATTTCAGCGTTCATTTCCTTCAAAAGGTCAGGGGCGTATTGCTTCAGAGCCTTTTTAAGCTCTGGTACGCCTTCTACTACGACCGGCATTTTCTCGCTCTCTTGCCTGCTGCTTTAAGACTTCGTAAAAAGCCTTGAGCAAATCTGTGTCCATGTTAATAAACTCGCTAGGCGCAATTCCGGTATGGATACTCAGCTGAGCAACCCTATACGTAAAGGAATCGCGCGTTAGCCATTTGGGGAATCGTCTGCCACCACATCTACCGCAGCTAAAGTATCTAGAAACGCTGATCCAAAAGGTTTGACATCAGGCGCATCTGCGCGGCGTAGACATTCCCATGCAAGCCAATAGATATGCTCTTGCTTTTCATCCTCGCGGAAAGCTTTGTGAAAGCCTTTGCGAAACTGCTGCTCAAATGCATATTCAACAGATGGACTTATTGAGTGTGTGCTCTTAGTTCCATCAGCCCTTGTTACTATTATTCTTGCCATTTTTGCCCCTTTACTTAATTAGAACGTGCCGGTGTCGGCTTTTGTAACTACAGAGTTTAGCGTAAAAGTAATATCCTGTGTTGCCATGTCGCCAACCGCGCCGTTGATAGGTGTTAGGTTGTTGACTAAGATATCAAAGGTGTAAAGCGGATTAGTTGCCGATACTGCTGGAACTTTCGCTTGCACCATCTTTACAGCAACAGTTGTGCCGAATGCATTATTGAGTGTCTGTAGTACGTTTGATGTTGCTGTGTCATTTAGGAATGAAACAGTTAGTGAACCTGATTCTAGACCCTTGACAAACTTATGTGCGGTATCTCCCATAGCTGTGACTTCAAGTTCATCAGCAGCATAGTTGAGAGTAACCGAAGTTACGTGGTCGCTAAGATCAATCGTCGCAATCTTTAGGCCAACAGTATTGTTTAAAAATACAGCCATGTTACCTTATTCCTCATCTTTCTTAGTTGTTGGTTTTGGTGCTTTTTCGCTTGGCTCAACCTGGCCGATTTTGGCAAGAAAAGCCTCGCGTTCTTTGTCTATATCAGCCA